ACACAACAAACAACAACTACAACAAGTGATACATATCAAGTTGTAGGTACACAAACTGCAGGTGGTTCATTATCAATCACTAATGCTGGTTTGTTTGATGCTATTACATCAGGTAACTTGTTTGTTAAAGGTGACTTTTCTACTATTAGCTTAACTTCTGGCGATAGTATTCAGTTTACAATTAAAGTACAATTTAGTTAACCTGATTAGGAGCCAATATTATGGCTATTAATCAATCGGCAATTAACGTAGCGGCTGTTAATGGTACTGCTAGTGTTTTTAACACTCAGCTGTTAACAGTCAATGCTACAGTTAGTCCTAGCATTGTTTATCAAGGTATTGTAACTTTACTTTTAAGTGTTATTGCATCAACTACTGCTAGTATTTATAAAGGACTCTCTCAACTCTTAGTAGTTGCCTCTAGGTTCTTTGTAGGTACAGGTGCTCTTGATGGTAATGCTTTAAATACAAGTACTATAAATGCTCAAGCTACGGGTGCAGTTTCAAGTAACTCATCACTCTTTACTAACTTTTTCTTTTATAGATCTATTACGGCTGCATCAACAGCTTTAAATTCTATTAGAAAAGATGTGCTAGGGCCTAATGTATTTTTAGTTACTGTTAACTCAACTGTTACTATTACTAAAGCAATAAATAAACTAATAGATCTTGTTTTAAGTACAGCTACAGCTACTATGACAAGAGCTTTAATTTTATTTAAAGAACTATTAGCTTCAGTTACAAGCAGTGCTACTTTATTAGCTACAAGACTTTACTATAGAACTTTAACTTATATATCTGTTTCTGTATCTACTATAGTAAAATCTATTCAAAAACCATTGACAATTCTGGTAAATTGTGGTATTATATTAGTTAAGGGTGCAAGAAAGATTCTTACAGTAGTAGTTACTTCTACAGCTACAATGATTAGAAGTGCTATATCTTTTGTAAAATTCCCTTTAAATAGATTAATATATGCCGCTTCTAAAATTAGAAAAGTCTTTTATTCTTAAGGATTTAGGGTATGCCTACGGCTTTTTCATATAAAGTAATTACTGAAAACGAACAGTTTACTTTTGATTTTTCCCCAGCTATGGGTACAGGAGAGACTATTACGAGTGCTACTAGCACTGCACTAGTAGTTTCTGGTACAGATGCATCTCCTACTTCTATACTTCTTGGTAGTCCTGTAGTTAGTGGTCAACAAGTAGCTCAAAGAGTTTATGCTGGTTTAGATGGAGTAATCTATCGTATTCAAATGACGGCAGTTACGTCCTCTGCTAATACTTTAGTTCTTTTAGCTGACTTACAGATTCTTGCTCCACTTAGTGTCTAGGAGACTCAGTTGAGTTACATACCTAGATATGATAAAGGCAACTGGATTGCCATGTGTGACGTGTGCGGTCGTAAGTATAAAGCCAGTGCTCTAACTAAACGTTGGGATGGTCTAATGTGTTGTCAAGAGGATTGGGAAATCCGACAACCACAAGACTTTGTAAGGGGTATTGCAGATACTCAAATAGCTCCTTGGTTAAGATCAGAACCATCAGATAGCTTTATAGCAGTAACACTAAGTTTGTTAAGTCAACTTTTTTCAACAAGTACAGCAACCCTACTTACAGTTTTTACAGCAGCACCATACAACTTTTATATAACGAGCCCAGTAACAGTAACCTTGAGTGCTATATTACTCAATCCATCAACACCAACCCAAATTAATGGGAACCCAATTAATACTACAACATTAAACTAGGATAATATTATGGCAGGATTAAATCTATTTACAAATAATGCATCAACTACACTAGCTTCTGGCATTTCAGCAGTAGCTACCTCATTAACAGTGGCACCAGGTACCGGGGCTTTATTCCCGACATTAGCAGGATCACAATACTTTTATACTACCTTAAGCAATCTTGCTGGTACTATTATTGAAATTGTTAAAGTAACTGCTAGGTCTACAGACACGTTTACTATTGTCCGTGCTCAAGATAATACAAGTGCTTCTGCATATATAACTGGTGATAAAGTAGAACTTCGTTTAGTAAATGCTAATTTAACTAACTTTCCACAATTAGACTCTACTAATACTTTTGCACAAACTCAAACATTTGTAACTCCTATATTAGGTACCCCTACCTCAGCTACACTTACTAATGCAACAGGTTTACCTTTAACTACTGGTGTTACAGGAACGTTACCTATAGCTAATGGTGGTACAGGTACTACATCTACTACATTTACAAACTTAACTACTAATGTAACAGGCACTTTACCAATAGCAAATGGCGGAACTGGTGCAACAACATTAGCTGCTGCAACAATTGCTACACAAGGATATACAACTACTGCTACTGCGGCTGGAACAACTACACTTACTGTATCTAGCACACAGCTACAATTCTTTACAGGAACAACAACGCAAACTGTTACATTGCCTGTAGCTAGCACCTTAACAGCTGGACAAAGATTTGAAATACATAACAACTCTACTGGATCTGTGACAGTTAATTCTTCTGGAGCTAATTTAGTTGCAACTGTATTAGCTAATACAACAGTAGTCTGTACTTGTATCTTAACTTCTGGTACCACAGCAGCTTCATGGGATGCTGATATTCAAGGATTTACCACTACACTTCCTGTAGCTCAAGGCGGAACAGGATTAGCAACACTAACAGCTAACAATGTTATTTTAGGTAATGGTACTTCTGCTCCTACATTTGTAGCTCCAGGTACATCTACTAATGTTTTAACTTCTAACGGAACTACATGGACATCTGCAGCTGCCCCTCAACCTGGTCTTGGTGGAACAACAGTATTTACTGCTAACGGAACATTTACAATTCCTAGCGGTAAAACAGTGGTTAAAGTTACTGTTCAAGCGGGTGGTGGTGGCGGCGGTAATTATAACGGAGGCGGTGGTGGTGCAGGTGGAGCGGCTGTTAAATATTTAACAGGATTAACTCCTGGCAATACTCTTACTGTAGTTAGAGGAGCTGGCGGTTCAAACGCCGGTGGTGCTGGAAGCACTTCATCTGTAGCATCAGGAACTCAAATTATAACTACAATTTCAGCAACGGGTGGTGCAGCTGGGACGACTGGAAATCAACAAAATGGTGATGGTGGTGTTGGTGGTGTTGGTACTAATGGTGATATAAATATTACTGGACAAGGCGGTGGTGGTGGATCAGGTGAAAGTGGATGTGGTGGTGGTGTTTCTGTAGGTGGTGTAGGTGGATCAGGTTTATATAGTGGTGGTGGTTATGGATCAGGATCTTCTTATGGCTCTGCTCATAGCGGAGGTACTGGAACTCTTGGTGGAGGAGGCGGAGGAGGGGCTGGTTATTATTATGCATCTGGCGGTTACGGTGGTAATGGTATTATTGTATTTGAATATTAATTTTAATGGATAAATTTATAGCGTTAAGTGGATTACCTAGATCAGGATCAACTTTACTATCAGCTATACTTTCACAAAATCCTAATATTCATGCAGAAGGCAATAGTGCAGTATGTCAATTAATGTGGGATATGCAACAATCATGTTTAGGCAATTCAAATGAGCAATTAAAAGCAACTTATAGAGAACAAACTGCTTTTGATTTAATATCATCAATACCTAAAACATATTATAAAGATACTAATGCAAAAGTAATTATAGATAAGTGTAGGTCTTGGACACTACCTGATAATATGCAAATGCTTTATAGTTATTTTGAACACAAACCAAAAGTGATTGTATTAGAAAGACCTATTATTGAAATAGTAAAATCTTTTGTAGCATTAAGAATAACTAACAATTGGGAAGGAAATCCTGAAGATGGATTGTTAGATACATGGTCAGAACCTATTATGCGTTCTTATGAAGGTGTAAAATGGGCAAAAGCCAATAATAATGGTGAGTTTTTATTTGTTCAATATGATGATTTGGTAAATAACACTCAAGATACAATAGATACAATATATGAGTTTTGTGAGTTAGAGTGTTTTGAACATGATTTTAACAACATTACAAACAAGCATCCTGAAGATGACACAGTTTATAATATGATTGGTCAGCATGATGTAAGACCTACCATAAATAAAAAAGACTTGGATGTAGTTCTTACAGATGCTACAATAAAAAAATGTAAGGCAATAGAGAATAAATGATTATTCCTTTAGTAATAGATAGGAATATAAAAAAAGAAGTATTAAAGTTTGTAGATAATTCTGACAAATCTTTATGGACTATTAATCCTATAGGAGAGAACAGAAAATATTGTACTTTAAATGCTTTTAATATAGAGCTAACTAAAATAATAAAAGATTACAGTAGTAAAGTATATAAATATTTTGAAATTGATAATATTATGTCTGAGCCTATATTTGGTAATTTTATAGGAGTTCAAACTAATGGAGCATTTGTTCATGAACATACAGATGAAGCCCCTAATGGTTTGCATCATATAAGACTAAACTTTTTAATATCAAAACCAGAACAAGGTGGAATGCCTAATATTAATGGAATTGAATTTAAAGTTAATGAAGATGAAGCATGGTTTAATTGGGCTAATAAATACAGACATTCATCTAGTAGTGTAATAGGTGATAAAAAAAGAATTGTATTAAGCCTTGGTGCATTAATAACTGAAGATAATGTTAATAAGATCATAGCTAAATGCGAATCCTTATCATAGGACTATCAGGTTCAGGTAAGACTACACTAGCTAAAGAACTAAGTGCTAGCCTAAACGCTAAGCATTTAAATGCGGATGAACTCCGTAAGCAATACAACGACTGGGATTTCTCAGACGCAGGAAGGTTAAGACAAGCACATCGAATTAAAAACTTGTCTGATAAATATGATTTGGTAGTGTGTGATTTTATAGCACCTAAAGAAATACATAGACATATTGTAGATGCTGACATATTAATATGGATGGATACAGTTAAAGAAAGTAAATATAAAGATACAGATAAATTGTTTGAAACACCAAAAAACTATAGCTTAAGAATATTAGAAAAAAACTCAAATTATTGGGCTAATATTATTTATGACAAGATAGGTAAAAATGAGTTATAAAAAAGCATCAGAACTTGCACTAAAAGCCAAAAAAGTCTATTCATCAATAGATTCACCTTGGCATTGTTATTACCATGCTTTAAGTGGTGATGAACTAAAAGAACAGATTATGACTATTGCTCACAAGCCAACAGACGCTATGATGAGTTTTGCATACAAAGATTTAACTGCACCTTACAAGATGTATGAAGATCAAGGTTTAGTTGAGTTTGTAAGACACAATTATAAAGTAACAGATAATGAAATACCTGAATGTATCAACTGCATTAAAGAGTTTCTTGATGATGCTAAAATTGAATACACAGGAAAACCATTTTTTAATAAGGAAATAACAATATGAAATATGCTTTAGTATGTAAAAATGAACCTAGACAACAAGGTTATAGAGTAGCTGAAATTGTGGATACTTTACCATCTTTTGAACCTGCACCCGACCATCAATGGATTGAATGTGCTGATGATTTAGTAGCGGATGCAAAGTGGTTTGATCCAAGTGATAACACTTATAAAGACTTTCCAATTCCTGAACCAACCCAAGCAAGGGCAGCTGACGGCCAACCAAAAACAAACGGAACACAAGAAATTTAATGGTTCAAGCAGCACCACTTAAACATAGCTTTACTTATGATGGAGCACAGTTAAATGTAATTCATGCCAATAAGGGGGAAGGTTTACCTAAGCATTCTCACTCTTATAGTCATGCTACTATTTGCCACAACGGCTCTTGCGTTATAAGAATGGAAGGCAAAGAAAAGATTATTAATAAACACAGTGGTGCTTTTAATTTACCAGCTGGTGAGTGGCATGAGATTGAAGCATTGGAAGACGATACTGTATTTGTAAACGTATTCTCAGAGGGTAAGTACTAATGGATCCAATAACAATCCTATCAGCTTTTGCTCCAGTAGTAATGGACTTAGGTAAGTCCCTTATTAACAAGTTTGTAGCTCCAGATCAATTTAAACCTGCAACTATCGAGCAGTATGCTCAGATGAAGAACATAGACTTAGAGTTCTTTAAGGTTATGAATGATGCTGGGGCAGGTAATTCTTCATACCTTTGGGTAGAAGCCATCGTTAGATTAATGAGGCCTCTAATAGGCCTTCTTGTGCTTTCTACATGGGTATATATGCATGTAACTGGTATAGGAACTCCTGAGGTAGATAACTTTGCTAGTGCTGTAGGTTTCTACTTATTTGGTGAGAGAAGCTTATTTTATATTAAAAAGAAATGAATCTTATAACAGTTGAGTCGTGCAAGGCAGTTTACAGAATGTTACGTGAACTCCCACCCTTCAACAAGTATGAGTTACCTAGACCTTCAGAGATAGAATTTTTAGTAGTAGATGATCCTGCAATGTATGGGCAGTATCAACCTGAACCTCATTGTATTACAATTAGTTCAGCTAAGATGAGTCAACTACAGACCCTTGAGAAAACAATGGCACATGAAATGGTGCATCTTATTTTATACCTTCAGGGTAAAAGATATGAACTACATAACAAAAACTTCTATAACTTAACATATCAAATAGCCGCTATCTATGGCTGGGAACCTAAGGATTTATAATGGAACATTTACAAGAGTCAACTAAACACATAATAGACACAGCATCAATAGCTACTGCAGTAGGAACCATGATGCAAGTATTGCCAGCAATTGCTGCTTTATTTACAATTATTTGGACTTTAATTCGTATTTACGAAACTAAGACAGTACAGAAACTATTAGGTAAACATAAAGGATAAGTATGGCTACTTCAGGTACTACTACATTTACAGTTACCAGAGATCAGATTATTGAGGCTGCACTACGTAGTTTAGCAGTTCTTGAAGAAGGTGCTACACCAGGGCCTAATGCCCTAGAGAATGCTTCTTTCTCTTTAAATCTTATTCTAAAGAAATGGCAATCAGAAGGTATTAAACTATGGACTATTAAAGAGTATACACTACCTTTAGTTCCTAATCAAACTTCTTATACTATTGGACCTTCAGGAACTTATAATTTAAATGCTGCTAAACCTTTAAGACTTATTCAAGCTTACTTAAGAAACTTATCTAATGCTACATACTCAGTAGGTGAAATTTCTTTAACGTCTGGTGGTACGGGTTATACAGTACAACCAACTAATCCAGCTGCTACTACTGGTGGTACTGGATCTGGGGCTACATTTAACTTAACGTTTACTGGCCCAACTGTTACAAGTGTAATGCTTGCTAATACAGGTGGTAGTGGGTATGCTGTAGGTGATGTACTAACAATGACTGGTGGTACCTTTACAACACCATGTACTGTTACAGTAGACACTCTTTTAAGTGTATTTACAGATATGCCTATGACTGTTATCTCACAACAAGAGTATAACATTTTAGGTGCAAAGCAATCACAAGGTAACGTAAATACTGTATACTATAAACCTTGGAGAGATTATGGGGAACTAAGTGTATTCTTAACTCCTAATACTTTTACAGCTGAAAATTATAATTTACATTTATTTGTACAAACACCTATTGAAGACATAACATCAGCTAATCAAAACTTTGATTTCCCTTCAGAATGGTTTTTAGCTCTTAAATGGAATCTAGTTGCAGATCTTGCTTCAGATTATGAAAAGACTCTTACTGATAAACAATACTATGAACAAAAAGCAAGTATGCTTAAGAATGAATTAATGGACTGGGATATTGAGTGGACCTCAACATTCTTCCAACCAGATGTAAGGGGCGGATTTAACAGGAGCTTTAGATAATGCCTATTGTTAATATTCCATTAACAACTCCTATAAAACAACGTACCAATGATGTTAGCAAAGATGCTAAGATGGTTAATTGTTTTAAAGAGACTTTAGCTGATGGTAGAACATTAGCTATTAAACGTCCAGGTAAAGCTTCTTATACAATTACACCAGTTCTTCCTTCATCAGGAGAAGGCTTATGGTCTTATAATAATAACCTATATGCTGCTGCTGGCGGTAAACTATTTAGTATTACTAGTGGTGTATCTACACAATTACTTACAGGTATGAGTGGAGAGAATGTAAGTTGGGTAAATACTTTAGATACATCTAGTCCTCATCCTTACATGGTATTTCATGATCAAGTAAAGGGTTGGTATTTAACTGCTACAGGCACTATTTATGAAATTCGTAAAATGGTAGCTGGTGTTACTTTAGTAAGTGGTGGTTCAGGATATCCTGCAACAGGTACATTTAGTATTACAGGATCAGTTAGTGGTAGTGGTGCTGTAGGGACTTATACTGCTGATGGTGGTGGTGTTATTACTAATGTTACTTTAACAAATCCTGGTTCTAATTACGCTGGTACATTAACTGTTGTATTTTCAGGTGCAGGAACATTAGCAGTAGCTAATGCTTATTTAAATGCATTTCCAGCAAACCCTGTTCCAGGTTTAGTATACCTTGATGGTTATGTATTTGCAATGGATTCTCAAGGACAAATCTTTCAATCTGATAATGAAAATCCTGGTCAATGGAATCCTTCAAATTATACATCAGCTAAGTCAGAAGCAGATGAAGGTAAGGCTATAGCACGTCATCTTAATTATATTATAGCATTTAAAGAATGGACAGCTGACTTTTTCTATGATGCAGGTAATGCACAAGGATCTGTTCTATCTATTAACCAAGCAGCTCATATGGAAATTGGATGTGCTGATGGTAATTCAATACAAAATCCAGAACAGTCTTTAATTTGGATGGGAACTGTAGTTGAAGGTGGTAGAAACATTATGGTAATGGATGGGTTATCACCTAGAAAAGTATCTACTAAAGCTGTAGAAAACTTCTTAAATGCTAGTAATTTAACTGGTACATATTCTTGGTTATATAAAATTGCTGGCCATACATTATATGGTTTAGTACTAACTGATCAAAATGTAACCCTTGTATATGACTTAGCAGAAGATCAATGGCATTATTGGACTACAAGTAAAGATTATATTGCAGGTGGTGAAAACTACTTTGAATGTTCTTTTGTAACACAATTCCCATTTAACAGTGGTAACTTTTATGTATTAGATGCTGTTAATGGTTTAGTATTTACATTAAGTCCTAATAACTATGTAGATCCTTTTGGGCCCATTAGGATGCGTGTAGTAACAGATCGTTTAGATTTTGATACGTATGCATTTAAAACAGTATCAGGTTTAACTCTTTATGGAGATACAATTAATGATGTACTTAACATACGTCATACAGAAGATGATTATACTAACTGGTCTCAGTATAGACAAGTGCAATTAAACTTACAGAAACCAGGTTTATATCAACTTGGTAGGTTTAGACGAAGAGCTTATGAATATTTATATCAAGGTAATAATCCTTTCCGTTTAGAAAAAGTACAATTTAATATTAATGGTAGATTAGATCCAAGCTCAGAATAATGAATGTAATTATAGTACCACAAGAACATAGACACATTATATTTCCTAAAGTAAAACACTATCTAGAAAAAGCAGCTAAACTTTCAGGTGGTAGAATTTCTATAGAAGAGATTGAAAATAATGTGTTATATAAAAACCATCAGCTTTGGATTGCTTTTAATGATGATGAAATTGTAGCAACTGCTGATACAGAACTAATTCAGTATGCTAAAATTAAAACACTAGTGGGGCATTTTATTGGTGGTAAAGATTTAGAGTCTTGGAAACAACCTATTGTAGATGCAATGACTATGTTTGGTAAAGCAGAGGGTTGTTCTAGAATTGAATTTATGGGTCGTCGTGGTTGGACTAAACCATTAAAACAAATAGGCTGGAAAGAAACGTATCGTGTATATGAATATAATTTGGAGACGTAACAATGATTAACTTATTTAACTGGGTAACTCTTTTAGTAGAATCATTTACCTTTTATGGTGGTGGTAAAGGTGGTGGTGGTAGTACACAACAATCTACTTCACAAGCTGTAGACTTTTTTGGTGTAGACAAACGACAAAAGTATGAAGATCTTCTTTACAAATATGTATCAGGAGACTCTGATACTTTAGCTAATGTTAAAAATCAACCTGGTTTTCAATTTGGTTTAGATTTAGCAAATGAAGCACAAGATCGTAGTTTTGCAGCTACTGGTGTAGGTCCCTCAGGTTATGAAAATATTGCTAGAAGTAATTTAAATCAAGGTTATGCTCAAAATTATATCAATGGTATGATTGGTAATTTAACAGCTCCTTCTGGTGCTGGTATTAGCTTAGGTCAAAACTCAACAATGACAAGTAGTTCACAAGGTCAAAGTCCATTATGGAACGTAGCAGGTACTGTTGCAGGTGCTATGCCTTGGGGTAAAATATTCTCTGATAAAAATCTTAAAACTAATATTAAACATATTCAAACTATTAAAGGTATTAAAATTTATAGCTTTAATTATATATGGTCTCATGTTAAATCTATTGGTGTCCTTGCACAAGATCTTCTTAAGATGCCTGAATATAAACATACGGTAAGTTTAACTAGTCTTGGTTACACTGTTGACTATTCTAAATTACCTATCTAACTAAAGGATTATATCATGGCATTTTCTGATGGCTTTTCAGCTGGACTTCAACTAAGAAAGTATATGGATGAGCAAAGTAAAGAAGAACAAGCTACTGAAATATATAATAGAAACATGGGTATAGATCCAGCTACTCCTATAGTTCCTGATGGTTTTGCAGCTCCTCAATCTATACCTACTAATTATACTAAAGGTACTGGTTTTGGTGGTCAAGAAACAATGATGCCTAAAGGTGCTATGTCTATGACTCCAGGTACTACTAATGAAAAGATGGTGGCTAATAAAGATACAGTACCAGGTTATAGAGATGGTAATGTAACTACTTATCCGTATCAAATTAATGAACCTATTCAAAACACAACTCCAATAGGAACATCTCCATACAATACTACAGAACCTGTAACTCAACAAGCTCCTAATTATAATGTAATGAATGGCTACCCAGCAGGGGCTCAACCAAGTATTGAACCTACTGGTCCTGCTATGCCTAATGCTATTACTCAAGATTACGATGCTAATACTCCTAAAGAAGTTAAGGATAAACTAGCAAATGCTCAGACAGAAGATGAATATAATAGTATTTTAAATGATTATAAAAAGTCTCAACAACCTAAAGAGTCTAGTTTTTATGACAAGACTGTTGCAGAAGTTACATCTGCTAAAAATAAAGTAGAATCACATCAAGAAGAATTAGCTCGTATTAAAAAAACAGCTAATGAAATGAGATCTAAAGGTCTTTGGAAAGAAGCTGAAAAGTTTGAAACTAAAGCTGTTCAAACTCAAAAAGATTATTATGAATCTACAAATGAATATAATAAAGTTGTAAGTAAAGCTTTAGAGACTAAAGCAGGTTTAGCTAAATCATATTTAAATGCTCTTGAAGCTGGTGTAGATCCTGAGTTTGCTTTTAATCAAACATTAATGAAAGCTCATAGCATGGGCATTCCTGACTTAGATCAATATAAATCTATGAGTGGTACTCAACGTGCTCAAGCTGCTCAAATGATTGTTGATGATGCTATTTCAACTAAAGACAGACTTAGAACTGATCTTGAGATTATGAAAGATGAGACTAAAAAAGCTCTGTTTAATAAAACTATAACTCAAAAACAAGAAACTAATCTTATGAAAGATAGATGGCATACAGAAGAGCGTGAGCTTAAAGAAAAATCTCTTGATATAAAAGCTGTTAAAACTAATTTTGATATGGCTAACCAAACTGTTAAGAATACTCAAAGAGATCTTAAGATGATTCAAGATCGTTTAGATTTAATTAAAAATGGTTATGTAATTAAAGATGACTTTGGTAATATTATGTCTCCTGCTGAATCACAACGTGAAGCTCAGGTTTTAGTACAACAACGTGAAAACTTGCAAGATAGGTTAGTTGCTGCAGAAGAACATGCTGCTAATGTTAAAAAGTATATTCCTACTAAAGAATTAAAAGAAATTGAAAAAGCAGATAAAGTTTTAAATAATCAAACATCTGCTATTCCTGAAAAGAATGCTAATATTATTAAATCATACTTTAATAAAATAGTTGCTTTACCTGCTGATAGACAAGCTCAACAATTTAATATTTTAAAATCTAATGTAGAAGCAGAACATCCTGGATATACTTTAGATACTAAAGGTAATCTTGTTGAGAAAGGTAATGTTTCTGCTGAATCTAAACCAGAACCTAAAACTCAAGAGAATGTATTAAAATCATTTGAAGGATCTCCAAATCGTGTAAAAGTTGATGTAACTAAACAACCAACATCTTTTATTAGTGATGCTCAAGATGCTATTGTTAGAAGAATGGGTCCAGTAGAAGATCCTATAACAGGTAAAATGATTACTCGATCAGAGTTCCGTAAAAAATATGGTGAAAATCCTAAGTAATACATAAAGGAGTTCTAATGGCTGGAAATGCTTACTTAAAAGGACTTGATCCTAGCATTGGTGAAGAAGCTAATATGCAAGCTTACTTAGATGGTTTAGGTAAGGCTGAGGGTGCTGACTATGATACTATTGTTGGTGGTAAGAAGTTTACTGATTACTCTAAACATCCTAATATAGTAGGTGTTACTACTAAGGAAGGCCCAAGCACGGCTGCTGGTAAGTATCAAATTACTAAAACAACTTATGATCAGTATGCTCCTAAACTAGGCATAACTGATTTTTCTCCTACTTCGCAAGATGCAATTGCAAAAGCAATTCTTAAAGCTAAAGATGCTGAAGGAGATGTTATTAAAGGAGACTTTGAAACAGCTCATAATAAATTAGGATCTGTTTGGGCAAGTCTTCCATCAAGCACCTATTCACAACCTAAGAGATCCACTAAGTGGGTTCAGGAAAATATAAAACCTATTACACAAGCAGACATGCTAGATGTGACAGCTAATATAGCACAACCTGAACAGGTGTCTTATCGGCTCGGTTCTAATGACAATCCTTATGCTAGGGGTCTTGACTTACCGACTGAAACAGAAGTATCAGTAGAAAATAATCCTTATCGTAAAGGTATAGCTAAAGATAATCCTTATATGAAGGGATTAGATTTAAGTGAACCTATCTCTGCTACTAAATCATTTGGTAAGTCGTTCTTAGGCAGTGCGTCTAAAGCTATTGCTGCTTCTCCTGGTATGGCTATTGGTGCAACAGGTGGCTTTGAGCTTGGTGCTTTAACAGGCCCTGCTGCTCCTATTATGTCTCCTGTATTAGGACTTGTAGGTGGTGTAGGTGGATATTTAGCAGGTGAAAAAGCTGTTAGTGCAGCTTATGATAAGTTTGTACCTGAGTCTGTTAAAAAATATATAGGTTATGATAAAGCTACTCGTGAAGCTGAAATGGCTGCTAACCCTGAATCATCTTATGCTGGTGAACTAACAGGTAATGTTGCACTATTTAGACCTGGATCATTAGCTAACATTACTCTTCCTGGTGGTAAAGTAATAACTCCTCTTGCTCAACGAGCTACATTAGGTGGTGTCTCTGGTGGTATTGAAGCTGGTTCTGAGGCATTATCTGGTGGTGAATTAAATCCTCAACGTATTGCAGAAGCTACTGCATTTGGTGCTATTGCGGCTAAACCTACAGCTATTACTCGTCATGCTGACAAGTTAGCTTCTAATCTTATCTCTAGAATTCCTGGAACTTCTGCTTATGAAACTAGATTATCACAAGGACTTGAAACTGATCGTACTATTAATGGTACGCAAGAACGTACGACTACTCAAGAACGTGCTGCTCCTGAACAACGAGATTTATTCCAAGAAGAATTAACTCAAGCTCAAGAGATGCAAAACAGGGGTCAAGTATTTGAACCTGGAGCTACTAGAACTACACCTACAGATGCTGTAATTCGATCAGAACAAGACATTGATCTTGCTAAGATGGAAGCTAAACAAACTCGTTCTAGACTTGAAGAAGAGATTCCTGATGCTCGTAATCGTGAACAAATTACTATGTCTATTGAAGGACAGAAACGTCAAGATAGATTATTAAGTGACAGACAAAAAGCAGAAGAGCTTCGTATTTTAAGGTCAAGTATTGCTAAAAAAGAAAACTTAGCAAGAGGTATGGAAAGAGATCCTCTTAATGTTGTCTTACAAGATTTTAGAAATAGGGATGCTTATAACAATCTTAGAAACAAAGAAGGTTTTCCTAGAGATGGTACTCAAGCAGAACAATTAGCTTTCTTACGTAATGATATAGAGAATACTATATATGGTCATAACTCTTTAAGAGATCGTCCTTCTGATGAACCATCATTTGGTGTAAGGGATTATATTGTTAGTGAGTTTAGACGTTTAGGTGAACGTGCTAGAAGTGAAGGTTTATTCCCACAATTACGTAGGGATTATGTAACTCATGCTTTAGACTTTACTGACTCTGTTTTAAATAGAGAACAACAACGAGCTTTATCTGACTATTTATTTGCTAATACTAATGAGTCTAGGTTTGTTAGAGACTTTACACAAGCTCGTCAATTTAGGTACCTTCGTGATCTTGAGAATGCTTTACGTCAAGCAGGAGATGAGCTTGGTATAAATACTCGTGGTATTAAAGTACAACGAGACATAGCTAAGGTTATGGAAATCTATAAGAATGCTATGGGTAGAGCTATTGTAGAGAAACGATTAGCTAACTACTTACTTAAAACTAAAATAGATGGTTCTCCTATCTCTGGGCAAGTAGGGGAACTTCCTATTGTAACTAATAACATAGAACAAGGTTTTAGAAATAACTATGTTAAGTTTACAGGTCAAGGTTCTGATATCCTGCAAGATTTTATGGTACATCCTGACTTTAAAGATATTTTAGGGCATGTCTTTAGACAAGATAATCCAAATGCTATGCTTGAAGCATTTAAATCTGTATCTATGTTATCTAAGTTTTTAAATACTGCAGGTTCATTATTCCATGCTACATCATTAGCAGTAGCACAAGCTACCGCAGCTCCAGGATTATTCTTAAAAGAAGTAATGACTGGTGGTAGTGGTATTCGTGCAGCTTTAAAAGACCTAGAACATAGAGGTGTTGGAGCACAGGGTCAATTACTTATTAAAGGTGGTTTAAAGGTAGCTACAGAGGACGTACAGCGTACTATTATAGGTGATGCTGCAGGTACAGCAGACAAGTTAATTGGTGATCATCTTGTTGGTGGAAGAAATGTAAAAGTTCTTAGACAAATGAGTGATCCTTTAGAGAATCATTTCCTTAATCATATGAATAGATTTACATGGGATTACATGCATGCTGGTGGTAAATTAAATTTAGCACAGCATTTCTTTACACAAATTAAATCTAAACATCCTGAGATACCTGATGATCAAATTGCTTCTGAAGTAGCTAGCTTTGTTAACAATACATTAGGTGGTTTAAATTGGTTACAAGTAGCTAATGAAGTAGAAAACAAATTTCTTAAAGCTTTTGCAATTAAAGCTATGAAGTTACAGAACAGAGATTGGGCACAGATTGTATTGTTTGCTCCTGACTGGACTGTATCTACATTAAGATCATTTACTAAGGCATTGCCTAAAGAATTAATGAAACCACAAAATTGGGAGTTAAGAGCTGGTGTTAAAGGTCTTATTGATCCTACAAATAGTAGTGACTTAGCACGTAGATATGTATTAACTACAGGTTTACTATGGTTAACTATTCTTAATGGCTTTAATATGGCATTTACAGGTAGACCTATTTGGACTAACAAAGATCCTACTCGTGTAGATTTAGGTGATGGCACAGCTATGCAGATGGCTAAACATTCTATGGAAGCATTTCACTGGTTACTAGATCCTGAAAAGACATTAGGTAATAAGTTAGGCTTTATACCTAAGGGAATTATTACTATGACTACAGGTAAAGCATACCCAAGTCCTAAGGCACCTATGGTTAAAGATAATACAACTCTTGGACGTTTGGTTCATTCAGGTAAGGCTGCTCTACCATTCCAAATTAGTGCCGCTGCTTCCGCTCCTCCAGGAGAAGGTGGTAAACGTGCACTAGCAAGTTTCTTGGGTGTACCTATCTATGGTCAGACAGATAAAGCTAACTCTACTGCTGAAGTATTAGCAGAACGTAAGGCTCAAAGTAAAGAAACTAGAATTAAAAATAGACTTGATAAACTAGAACAGCAATATGAGGAATCAAAATGGCAACAGGATTAGTACCAATACCCAATCAACCTATAAGTGAGACACATGAATGGAGAGAATGGTTTTTTAATTTATGGGAATCTCTTGGTGGTGCTCAAGGTCAAATCTTTTATACAGGTTTAAATTTTACAGGATCTAATTTAAATAGTATTCAAACTAGAGCACATAATATTTTACAAGGATTACAAGGTGGTAATATAGGTGCTACTGAGTATTACCATTTAGATGCTACTCAATATGCAACTTTAACTTCACTTTCATTGCCTTTATCTATTGCTAACGGGGGAACTGGAGCAACTACACAGGCAGGGGCTAGAACTAATTTAGGATTAGGAAGTGGTTTATCTGTAACTATTACTACAGCTGCTTTAACAGCGTTAGGAACACAGGGTAGTATGACTTTTGTTAATGGTATATTAACTGCACAAACACAGGCGACTTAATTATGGAAATGAAGCTTAAACGATTTGAATTTGGTAAAACATTTACTATTGGTAAATTATATATAGATGGTATATATCAATGTTTTGTGTTAGAAGATGTTATAAGACCTAAAGGAGAGAAAGTAGATGGACAAACAGCTATACCTAGCGGCACTTATTCTGTTATTATTGATCGTTCTACCAGGTTTAATAAAGATATGCCTCACATCCTAGATGTGCCTAACTTTACTGGTGTTAGAATTCATTCAGGTAACTCTTCTAAAAATACAGAAGGGTGTTTATTAGTAGGTACTACTTGGTCAAGTGGTGATTTTATTGGTAACTCTAAGTTAGCTTATGATGCTTTATTTAAAAAGCTAGTAGCTACTAATGAAAAGATTACAATTACAATAGAATAAAAAAGGGGCCGAAGCCCCTAATATTATTTAGCGTCCTTTAAGAAAGCCGCAACTTCATCCCAGTCTTTAAAGATCAAGACTTCGTTAAGCTGTGTCTTTGTTAAAATATCAATCTTAGTACCATTTAAAACATAACCATTGTTTACTTTGGTAATTTGAACGTTATCAAATTTCATACTATCTCCTTTAAAAATTAACTACAACTCTAACTAAAAATAAATCAATCACTAGGTAAATATCTTCATTCTTAGGATCTACATCTTTACCGCTTACAAGTTCTATTCCAAAAGTACAACCTTGTATTAAATGAAATGTAGCATCCATTATTGCACTCCTACAATCTCACAAGCACCCGCAGTACAACTAAGCTCTTGGGTGCCTGTGGTTGTATCTTCTTCCTCTTTTAAGTTACCCCAATCAATCAATGGGAAACTTGCTACAAAGGCATCATACTCTTCCTTTGTTATTTCTTGATAAGGTGCTTGTTTATACACGTGATCGGAGTGCGGCAGAAGCGATACTCCTGATACATCACTGAAATTATTGTATATCCAATCGCCTATCGTCAAGAACTCGTTATCTTTATAGTATACAGTAATAGATGGATTATGTTCTGTCCAGTTCTTTTGATATACACTATAAAGTTTTAATTGTTCAATTGCATTTGTTTCATTTCTAGTAACACCAGACTCCGTTCCTTTTTGAGGGAAACTAAATATAGTAATGTCACTAGGTTTAGTTACATCAGGTTCATTAGGAACACCTTGTGTTTTAAAGAATAACGTTAACGGATCTTTGTTATCCATACGTACAGTCCTAATATAATATTGACTATATGCAGGATGAATCCCACTAGAACAACCCACCAACTGACTGACTGTACCACTTGGCTTAACAGTAGTGATAGCAGCAGACACAGGAATACCGAGTCGTTCAGCCCACTCTTTATTGATCTTAATCGCATGTTCTCTTAGTTCTGTTAACCATTTAACTGTCTCCTCAGTAGGTTTACTAAGTACAGGATGGTCCATAATACCCGTCATGCTTACACCAAGTAAACGTTCTTCTTCTTGATTACGTTTCCAATCACTTCTTAAGTATCTAAAGTTTGTAAGGGTGGATTGAAATGTCCCGATAATTGTTGCGACCCTAACTTTTTCTTTAAGGTCAGCAAGGGTATCGTTCTCTCTGATGACAACTTCACTGAGATTACAAAGCCCTTTAGATCGCAGGATAATTTCTCCGCAAGGGTTTGTACCGTACTCAAAGCCATCAACATCTCGTCTTCCGTTAGAGCTTGCTTTTTTTGTAGCTGCAACTCTATTAAATAATCCTCTTTCTCCACTCTTTGATTCATATAATGTTGTCCATTCCTTTAAGAAAATACCTACATCAGGTTTCTCAGTATAGGCTACAGAGTTATTGGCAAGTGCACGTTGCACATCAGATTCCCACCAGGCTCCGTTCTTTGCGTTTCGCATCCTATCGTCGGTGAGGTTTGACAAGCTGATAAGAGCTGACCTACGCACACCGCCAACAATAACAATATCAGCAACTTTACATACGATGTCATGGCATTCTAAGCTGTTAAGCTTTCTCCCCGCTGCTTTCTTAAAAGTATGAACCGTAAATTGGAACAGGTCCTCGAGAGGCTTAGGGCCAGATGCTCGGCCTCCAAAAGTTTTAAGCCTAGCTCCTGCAGGTCTGATTCCTGAAGTGTCCCACTTTGGCACTCGTCCTGAATAGAGTAAGCTAATGAGTTCGCGGTACGCACTAGCCCAGCCAATTCTTGAATCTTTGACTCTAATTGTTGTATCAGTTTCATGGAACTCCTCTGCAATAGTAGGTAGGTTATTAGTAAACTGACGTTCTACACTAAAGCCTACGCCAGTACCACACATTAAAACATACATTACTTCATCAAATGCTTTAGGGGAATCAATAGCAATGAAGCTACAATTGTAACCTGCTATTTCATCACGTTCTAATGCAGCACCCGCTGACATTAAACATCTCATACTAGGCATTACATTAAGATCATGTATTGCTTTATTTACTTCTTGATCTGGAAAAGTATCTGGAAAACGATTCTTAAAAAAGCTAGTGTATCTGTTTACAGTTTCTTCCCATGTTTCTCTACGGCTTTCATCAGGCATCCATCTTGCATAACGGCTTGCGTGAATAAAACGTTGATAGTCTGTTAATTGCATTAGTCTATATCTCCGTCCATGGACAATTGTTTGTTAAAGAATTCGTATTTGTCTTCAATACGGTCAAAGAAAGCATCAACAAGATCAAAAGAATTGATATTTAAAACTTCTAATAAAGTTATTTCATCAAACTCCTCAGCAAGTTTTTCTTTAATCTCTTGCAATGTTAACGTCATTTTATGTTTTTAGTTCTTTCAATAGTTCTACATAATGGATAATCTTATTAAGATCTTCCACTCCACCTTTGTCTTGCCATCGACATATATATTTAATAATGTTTCCTTCAATATAAGGAATATTATTTTTAGTAATAAATTCAACAGGTTGGATTACATACTTCTTGTAATGTGTACCTGCCACTTGTTGTTCTATAGCTTTTTCTAATTTAGGAAATTTACTCATGCTATTATTATATCATGCCTTTCTGAGATTTGCAAGACTTTTTAGAGGGGTTATGATGATAGTAGTTACTACGTTTTTTATCTATGTAGCAAGCCATTGATAGGAATATAATTATTAATACAATCATACGTTAACTAATTTCTGTGATCCTTTTGGTTTGAGATTTGTACCATCTCTAAATCAATTACCACATGTTCTACATTGATAACGTTGGTATCTGCTAGTTGTAGTAATATTAAATCCACGTTTCTGTACGTTTTTAGATTGACAAGTAGGACAGCAATCAGTCGTACCATTAATTACATTGTTGTTAAGGTGATTTTTAATCCAAGGTTTAAATCGTTCATATACTTTTTCAAGAAGAATAACATCATTCTTGTTGTATGCTTCCATAATCTTCCATGCTTTAGGAATACCAGCCATACACTGTACCCATAACTCATGACCACTGTGTTCAGTCTTTTTACCTAATCCTAGTTGCTGTGCAACATAATCAAGCTTGTTAGATACAAATCTAAAGCGACTTTTAGCAACAGTAAGCAAATCAATTTCTTTAAATGGGGCAGGTGGGAACATGCCATGTAATAAGAATTCTTTATTGAGTGATGGGATATCAAATCGTTTACCGTTGTAATGAATGACGGCATCAGCCTCATCTAGTAATTTATGAATGCCTTCAAGCATTTTCTTATCACCAGATTTCTTAACAGAATCAAACATCATTTTTTTATCACCCAACCATTTGGCTGCATAACACATAACATATGAAGATTCTTGTAATTGATTGATACCAATATTCTGATCCCATATTCCCCATACGTGTGCCACGTTGGGTGCCATTTCAATGTCTAATAGAAGTATCTTACTCATATAGCTCCTTTACCAATAGAGTTCCATCTTATTATTTCTTTTTATTAAATGCCCTTGAAGAGTAATACGATGATCTCCTTGAACAATTTGTTTTAGTCCTGCTATTCTATGTACATTTAAACCATCATGCCATACAATTTGTTTTTCTTGGTATTCTAAATGTTGTACATTATCTTTAGAGTCAAGCCAATCTATACCACCTCCTAATGTAGGAAGTTTAATTACAATAGTAACTGTTGAGTTGTTTGTACCAATCAAAGCTAACTTTTCTTGAGGTTTATCAGTATGCCAATTGCCTGCTATACCTTTAAACTTTAAATCAGATTTAAATATATGAAACCCAGGATAAGCTAAATCTTCTGTTAATGTAACAGGTTCATTTAATTCTTTTGAAAGGTATGCTAAAATTGTATCATATAAATTTGAAAAGTTATCAAGTAATAGTTTATTAAACTTACCTTTGTTACCTTCATACTCAAGATCTCCACCATCTAAGTAAGCATTCTTACCTAATGTATAAAAAGGAAAATCACTAGATCTTAATTCCCAATGGTTTTTAAGTTCAAGTAATTTATTAGTAATAGCTTCGTTATCAATATCTAATGTGTTTACTTTAAACTTCATTTACGATCCTCAGAAGTTTCTACATGGATAATTCTTAAATCATTTGCATTAACATTAGGTAAAGCAGCAAGAAATAATTCCATCGCATGATCTTTAGCTACGTTTTCATTTGGACAATGAACCCGTATCTCTGTCTCATAACGAATCTTTACCCAGTAGTTTTGCTTATTCATTTATAATTTAATCTTTCATCAAGCATTGCATCTGCAATTTTATAAGATTGTTCTGCAAACTTTTTAACATCTGCATAAGACTTAACACGCAATAAACTATTTAGTGCTTCTAGTGCAAAGTAATCTCTAAGATTCATACCTGTATAGATTTGTTTGTTGTTATCTTGACACGGAAAAGCTGGTGAATTTCCTTGACTCATGATACCATACCTCCATCTTCTTTAAATAAATCTAGTTCTTGTTGGGCTACATCTGTAGCAATACTAAACACGCCACGTCTTACTAATTCTTTAATAGCTAAATCCATTAAGAACGAAGCTTCATTAGCATCAACATGGAAATCAAAGTCTAAAGATCCATCAGAGTTTTGCACACAATTCTTTATAATCACTTAACCAATCCTTTCTAAAGTCTAACCACTTAAAGCCGTTAGCATCTGCCCACATCCAATAAGTTGTTTTACTACGTTTGTTAATTTTATTATCAGGATTCATAAATAAAAAGATAACAGTTGTATTAGGATTACAATCCCTAAACCATACCATCTTTTGTCTTGTATCTAAATCCAGTTTACCTTTTGCTTCTAGATAAATCTTTCTACGTCCTGTTCTAAAGTCAGGAATATATGTTCGTTCCTTTTCAGGTTGTATATATTTAAACTTATCAGGTTCATATTTAACTGAAGGAAAGTTACTCTTCAGGATTTTCCATACTTGTTCCTCGAGTTTGCTTTTGAACGAGTTCATTAAACTTATCCTTCCAGTCTTCATTTTCTTTACGTCTAATCCATAATACACGACCATTCATTAAGAATTCTTCATCATTGCTGTATGCTTCACGAACAGCATTAAACATTTCTTGTTCTGTTACACAACCAGCTAGAATCTTTTCTGCTTTCTTAGGGCCAATCTTTTCAATACCTTTAATGTTATCAGAACGGTCTCCAGTTAAACATTGCATATAGAAATGAAACATACCTGAATCATTGGTAACTTCTTGAAACTCGTCTTTAACAAAGTTATAGTGCCGACCAGGAATCATAAGTAGGTCTTTGTCAATAGAGCATATGATTGTATCCTCTGTTTGAGCAATACCTAAAGCGTCATCAGCTTCTTGTCCATCAATTACTTCTGCATTAAATGTAGCAATAAGATACTGTCTACACTTTTCAAGCCAGAATGGTTTTTCTTTAGGACGATGAGCTTTATACTCAGGGTATATTGTATACCTAAAGTTATTCTTTCCTGTTAAGAAGAGACGATACTCAGTTGCTTCAGTATTGACTAGGATTTGATCTATTAGATCTTCTGCTCTAGCATATACAAAGTCTTCGGCATCGTCATCTTCTAACGTACAGGCAACCCTATACGCTACTATGTCAGCATCAATAAGAGCTTTCAATTAACTTCCTTTGCTTTTGTTCATCTAAAGTTTTCTCTAAATGGCATGCTTTACATAGTACTTGACATTTAGCTATTTCAATATTACGTTTTGCTTCAGTCCAAGACCAAACTCTATGGGTAACTTTCTCTGCTGGATTAATGTGATCTAATTCTAACTGTTCTTTAGACTCACACTTAACACAACACTTATCTTTATAAAAGGCTCGTTTACGGTTATGTAACCAAGCCCTTTGATAAGCCCTTTGTTTGTCTTTATCTATGTAAGGCATAGTTTTAATTAAACAGGAAAGTCATCTTCCATTTCATTAATTGCATCAATGCCTGTTGATTTAGCAAAGACATAATCTTCGAATTGTTTAGCAATAGCTAATACTTCTTCTACTGATTTACCTGGACCTAGTAACTCTACAGCACTAGATAAAGATGATTGACGAACGATTAGCACTTGACGTGCAGCACGTTCTTCTTTAGTTTCATAGTTGCTACCAGTTACACGACCACCAGTTTGAGGTGTTGTTTTAGTTTCAGTTGCCACAGTTTTATCTCCTTCAAGACCAATCCACTGCCAATAACCAGCAGCATCTTTTTCAGTTCGTAGATTAATTTGATCACCTTTAGTTAAATCTTTAATGTGATTAAACACACCAGGATTACTAAAGGACATTAACTTTTTATTCTTTACTTGACCTTGATCATCTTTGTAAGTTACTTCAATTGATTGATAAGATCTGCCATTCTTTGCGGCATGAGTATTTGGTGCACCAACATCTATAATATTAATTAACATTTACTATCTCCATATTGCCCCAGTTAGGTCCTACTTGACACTCGACCCTCATGGGAAGATTAAAATCTACTCCAAACAATCTTTTAAAGTTTGCTGGAATATCCGTAAAACACTTATCAACAATCTTTACCATACTAGTATTATCGCATACTTCTTCATCAAAGTCAACAATAATTGAATCATGTACAGTATTGATTAGTTTAACATTTTTAATACCCTTAAGTCTGTTACTCAAAGATACTCTTGCAATTGCCATTAGGTCTGCACCTAATCCTTGCACAGGGTAATTTAATATCTTTGTTCTAGGCCATTTAGCTTGTCCTCCTCTAACATCAGGTTCATAGTAATAGATCCGTCCTGTTGGCATTGTGAGTTTTCTATCTCTTTTAGCGTCATTGACAATGTCAACATGCCACTCTCCGAGTCGTACATATTTTGCATAGAATTGATCAATAATACCTTGCCAAAACTTCTCTCCACCAATCCCTTTAAAGTCTGGATCTCTTGCATAACTCCAGGCTGACCCCCCATATATAAGTCTGAAGACAAAAGTCTTTGCGACCAATCTACTTGGTAATCCAAATCGTTCTTGGTTATCGCTATGTTGATCAACATTATTTAATATCTCCTTAATTGCTATTTGATCTTGACTTAAGTATGCAGCACAAACCCATTCCAAAGCTTTTGCATCAGCTTGTAACAGCATACCTACTCCTAAATAATTGTTTAATTTCTCCATCAAAGTTCTGCAAGTTAGGTTTACTAGATGACAGTCTACCTGTTCTTGCTACACATTGATTAAGTTGACCATATAGTTTATCTACAGGCCAGTTCATAGATGTTCTAAGTTCAACCAATCCTCTATAATAAGTTGTTAATCGTTTCTCTAGAGTTGCTCGGTCTAGTATTAACTTTACTAGTTCTTTAGCTTCTGCAGATCCACGTAAACTTTTAAGAGTTGATTCATCAGTTGAGAACAATCCTTCTTTATCTAACTCAGATCCTTTTAATGGAGTAATACGTCTATCAAAGTTTATTAAATGTTCTACCCATTTTTCTTTTGCCTGTCCTTTGCGATCTCCCGTTTTAAACAGGCCAATAACTTCTCTACGTTTTACTTTTATAATACCTCCGTAAAGTAAACAAGAGAGCTGCTCATTACTGGAAGGATTAAACTCAGGAAGATTATGATAGGAAACCAAAGCATTATCAAGATATTTAATTTGTTGTTCCAATTCTTTAGCAAGAATATTAGCTTTTGTTTCATCAAATAAAAGTCCATTGTATTCCATTTCTTCTAAGATTAGTAAGTCTTGGTTATGTAAACTGATTAACCTTTGCATAGGTTTTGTGCATAACGCAAATTCTTCTATTTGTTTATCAAATACTTTATGCGTAAGATGCAAATCACCAATTAAATATTCTTCTAGAATTTCTTTAGGGATATTAGGAGTGTCTATCTTGTTGCCCCAATACTCTGTAGCAACAACATCAAGCTTGCTACCCAGATCATAGTACTCAGAGACACCATTAAGACTTGGATAGGAATCTTGTTGTCCACGCAATATAAAATGTACCAACTGACAATCCCAAACACGCTTACCCACAAAGTTAATTCCATATTTGCGAAGCCAATGCAAATCAAACTTAATGTTAAAGCCAACCAGTATCTCAGCTTGATCAATTTCTTTTTGGATCTCCTCTAGTTTATGTCGATAAGGTTCATCACCATACTCAATAGCATAGCATTGAGTTTTGTCAGCATTGGATAACCCAACGTAACAAAGTTTATTAGACTCGTCAAATGGGTTACCCTTGTTACTGATTGTTGTTTCTACGTCTAAGATTAAGCTCCGCATTCGCCTCCACAACCACTTAATTTTTCAATTGTTTCTTCAATAGTATCACTAGGATTACCTAATGTCAATACATCTTCTACTTCGAATGGTGATAATTGTGGGTTTACATTTAATACATCTGCTGCTGTTGCATTAATAACTAACATTCTTTCTCCTTTTATAAGTCTTCATAACGAGCAATTTCAGGTTTGATTAGAACCTGTGTTGAACCATGCCTAAGATCAGGCATAGTATCTTCATCACCTATAAGTTTATTCTTACAGATGTTGAAGTATCTAGTGCGGGATGTGTTATCTTGTTCTTTACCAATCCCTAGAATCCAATCAGCTTCACCTTGTTTAGCTGTCTTAGATCCATCTACCATATCCATTGTTAGAAAAAGTTTCCCTTCCGCTTCGCCACTTGCTTGTGACACCGCGATGACGGGAGCGTACGTTTTAGATATTTCACGAGCCCATTGATATATTTGTTTAAGTTCAAGGTCATTACGATCTCCTTTGAATCCACGAATTTTATCTATCTGGTCGAAGATAATTAACGCAGGGTTATATTGTTTAAGTACAGATTCAATTCTATTTTTACTACTTGAATCCTCGAAGTCTAGAATCTTAATTCTATTTCCTGTTAACTCTGAATAGTCTTGTTTGTTTTTTGTTTTGTTTCTAAATAACTCCTGCGTCGTAAGACCAAGGGAAGCTTGATAAACCCTAATACCAACTTTATTTCCTTGTTCTTCGTTGTTAAACCACAATACATCTCCATCAGTTTGGCTGACCATATGAGTAATTTCAGACGCAAGGAATGTAGTCTTACCAGTCTCAGGCCGAGCAAAGATAAACCCAAAGTCACCTTTACGCAAGCTACCAAGAGCTTTGTTAAGCCATCTATTACGCCACCGTAAACCTGGTGTGGCAACCTGGCTAGTGTACAATGTATCCAAGTCCATATCAACTGGAGTAATTTCATCAGCTTCTACCTCCTGGTGTTCAAAGTTATTAAATAATTCTAGCAGTTCAGCTGTTGTTTTTTTACCTGATTCTACATCTAATGCCATCAATGCTACTTGTCCTGCTAGAGAACGTCTTCGATGTTCTTCTAACAGTCCAATGATTAATTCAGGATTAGAAACATCTTGATTGTAGACATCTTCTAACAGTGCTATTAATTCTTTTCTTTCATTATCTTTTAATAAATAATTACTATTATAAAATAAATCTAATTCATTAATATTAATTATATTATTATTATTATATTTAATATAATATAAATCTATAATATTAAATAATTTATATAAATCATTATAATTAATCTTAATATAATTTATGTTAACATACTTGTAATATTTTGTAAAGAGATTCCTGTCTGTACAAAATAACTTAGCTATTTGTTTCTCAACCATTCGTTGATTTCTCCTGTTGAATATTCTTTAGGATCTTTGGGTGTAATTATTACATCCGAATCAATACCCTTTTGTTTTAAATTTCTAGCCTGTTTAACAGCTTCAATTGCTTTATCCCTATCTAACCATATAAAAACTTTATTAAAGCGTTTAAGGATAGTTTCTGTAAGTTCTAGGGGTATTATAGAACCCAACAAGGGTATTACACATACATTTTTATTTGATTTAGCAATTTTAATAGCAGAAATTACATCTTCTACACATACAAGTATATCACCTAAGCCATAGAATATCAAGGGTTTTTTACCTTTAGATATATATTTAGGGCCATAGCCACTAAAGTTTCTACCTTGATGGTATTGAGGTGTGTTAACTAACACCAACATTTCTTTTCTAGATTCCCAACCAATGTGACTTAACTTTACATCGTCTTGAGTAATACCATATTGCAGTAGCCATTGCATTGCTTTTAATGGTATGTTATAATCTAATACTAACTCATCAGATTGCATCGCATCCTCACGATGCTCTGACAATCTGCTTCGTATACTATTTAGATCATTCTTTTGTTTTTTATATCCACAACCAAAGCAATAGAATCCATCAGTATATTCTGCTAGATTATCACGGCTACCACATTTAGGGCAGTTAGTATGTTGGATAAAAGGCATTACAGATTTTCCTTAGGTAAGGTTAGGTGTTACACGCATGATTGTTTTCATTCATTATGTTATAATAGTTGTATAGAATGAAAATTCTATATTAACTTTTATAAAGGAAAATATTATGTGGACAACTCCAGCAGCTACTGAAATGCGTTTTGGCTTTGAAGTAACAATGTATGTAATGAATAAATAATGATTATTGTAACAGATTGTTATTAAATTACTCCATAGATAGCAGACGCCCTAACAAGGGCTCTGCAATCATATGTCGTTAAAGGCCATTATAAGCTTCAGTTAATTTTTTAGAACTACTTTTATTTAATTTTAATTCTGAAGTTTTATTAGCAATATAGTCTATGATAGCATCAGCTAATTCATATCCATCATCATACTCTTTGTCAATAACATTTTGTAGTTCAGTTAAAACTTTTAAGGCTTCATCCATTATTGTTTTCCTTTTTAATTATTTCACCAGTAGATTTGTCAAGTTCATACTCAGCTAATTCTTTTTTCTTTTTAGGAAATATTAAATCCCAATTATCTTGACCTTTTTTAGATAGTTTTTTATTAATAATTTTATTTCCAGTAATATCATTTCTATTCGACATTAAATAGATCTCCTTCTAAGTCATCTAGTTCTAGAACGTCATTGTCACATTCATCTCGTAAGTCTTCTCGTACTACAGTTTCTATATCATTTTCTACATCATGAAAGCAATGATTACATAAGTCTACATATTCACCAGTTGTTACTGATTTTCTAGTAGATTCAAAATCATTTAACGCTTTATTACAGGCTTGGCACCGCATTTTATACTACCCTTTTGTATTATAGTTTGTAAAGTGTAGTTAAATAATACCCATTTTTGTTTACGTTTGTCAATACGCATTTCAAATTCTTGATTGCCAATCCAAAAAACGGTAGTCATTTAATTACTCCTATAATAATTGTATATTGCTTTTTGATATTTGTCAAGTGTTGTTCCTTCTAATCCTGGTGCAGTATTAACTTCGAACACGAAGAATTTGTTATCGATTAGTCTGTGCCCGATGTCAACGGCACCAAAATCAAGGCCCAATAATTTAACGGCTTGGATTGATGATAGTAGTAGCTCTTCGGACGGAGCTATTTCTGCCCTTGCATATACCCATCCATTACTGTAGTTTCTAATGCCTGATCCCCCAAGGGATCCATTACGCTTACGCTTCATTTGAACATCAATAACTTTGTCTTTAAATACATGTACACGATACTCATGTTTATGTTTAGTATGCAATGTATATAGTGGTGCA